AAAAGAAAAAAGTAATAAGTAAGTCTAATGGCAAAGGCAATAGGTAAAATAATATCCAGAAGATTATCAAAGCCAGTATAAACAACTATCAAGAAAAAGTCTAAGTTGATTATAGATAATTAAAGTATTAGACACATGAATAAGCATTAGAACAGTAGCCACTTAGAAACTAATAGCTTGATGAAGAGCCGGAGAGTTCTGGATTAAGGAAGAGATTGAACCAAATGAGTTACTTCGTGAGAACACTTTCCTACAATACATTGCCTAAGAATACTACTTAGCAAATGTAGGAAATAGGATAGTGTCAGTTAATGTTGTAGAATTAAGAGGATCAAGGCCCATTAACTTGTAGTAGCTAGTAAGTACTGAAATACTATGCCAAGATTGTGTGTTCTAAGAGGAATCCCAACCCTCTCGTATGCATAACAGGATAAAAGTTATGTAACATGAAGAAATTCTTAGTAAATGGATTATTCTAAGATTTGATGTAGCATTACTAGAACAGCAGATAAGATAGTTACACATTCCACTCTACTATAGGAACTTTTCCTGGCTGTGACTGCATAGGCCTTACTAAACCATTACTGTACGACTTATATCATCCTGAAATGATGCCTATACAGTAGAGGTAAGAGCTGAACGAACACAAAGGTTTGCATAGAGATGGACAAGTATTGAAATGCAATCCCAGAGGAATATTACCAGGTAAGTAAATATAGTATTTGTAGACTTTGGGATTAGCAGGTCCACTAGAAACAATAAAGAATTAGAAGACCTTTAATGGAGGACACAATTTCATGAGGTATTGCAGTGATCTTATGTAACTGTAAAGCTTGTAACAAATAGAAGCTAGTTAAGGAAGTACTTTGGTCATAGACTTGGGAGCAAAGTACGCTAGAACACATTAGTTATTACCCTAAGTAGATTACATACCTGTAAGACCCAACTTGGATCAATACGACAATACTTACCATCAAAATAATGAGTAGCAGTATGAATAAGATAGAATCGATCAACCTAGACTAAAACCACTTTAGAAAAAATTATTGACAGGATTAACATAATTTTTCGATGCTTTCACCTCTGAAAGATACATAAGGTTGCATTTCAACAATGAACATTTCACTATTAGAAGTGGATGTTATTAAAGCATACACGTACTTATCAATGATGTACACTACTACTTGTAAAATTTGGACTTCAATATCTCTGGAGACAACGTATTTATCTAAGTTTCAGGAATAGACTTTTACCCAATACCTGGAAAATATAACTTGCCAGGAAGAGAAGGTTGTTTTACCATAAACGAATAGCAATAGGTAATGATGAACTGCAGAAGTAGCGGTAGAGTTTATCAACACTCCAATGTTTACTTGAAGGATCAGCAAGCAGTTAATAGAATCATACCATTAGGCTGGTTAAACTATTTTCAAGCCACTTAGAACATATAAGGAAAATAGAGACCTTTTATGTAAATGCCTAATACTCCTACCCATGGTCACATCTACAATGTACAGGGAACTTTCTTCAGGAAATACATCGAACAAGTAGGGTAGTAGAATTAAGTACTGTTCAAAAGTACGTATGACTCATACAAAAGCGATGATAGTAGAGTTTATCAGTTCTATGGAGAATGCTGGCAGGATCAACATTTCAGAGATTCCTTAGGATCAGATGTATTGACATTGAAAGTAGTATCCAAGACTAGGAACCTAGAATTCACTCATCAACCTTTAGAGTCATACTGTGATATCATCAAGAGACATCTAGGTATGGGATAGAAAAGGGACCTTGGTTTGAACAACGTGAATATGATGGTCAATGGATTCAGTTAAAATTTGTAATAGATGAATGAGAAATGTAGCTTACAATATTTCTTGAATATGAGTAAAATTAACTAATAACTTGTAATGTAGGAGAGTTAAGTGGCTACCAACAACGTAGTAAAAGAGAAATAAATTAAGACAGAAAAGATGGTTGAGTTGTAAGATTATTATGTCAATAAACCTTGGAAAGCTATAGAAGACTTGCCCGTCCATCTTCCATTCAGTGAATAGTACCGGTAATATCATACCGATTCTCTACCTACACTATAGCAGTACTACAAATAGAACTTAGGTAGTTACATACATAAAGGGGAGTTAAAAGATCCATCTTATTCCTGTAAAAATGTTGTAACAGGTTGGAGCAATAATAATGTAAATTACGAATTTCACTCGAAAACAATAAACAACTTGTTCTACGGATTATATCACAGGTTCTTCGCTTCACACCTGTACGTAGATTAAGAGAAGGTGGATAAGTTCAAAACCTACTGTCAAGGGTACACGTCAGACATAATAAGGAAATTAGAAAAAGTAGATTATAGTTACGTCCTAGATTATAACCCCATAAAAGACATTAACACTAGGGAAGGCTTCTCATAAAGCAAAAAAGACAATTATGCCAAGTAGTTAATGAGGGAAGTCCAGAAGAGTTCTATATTTCCAGGAGCTTTCTAGACTATGCTGAAAGGAGGGGAGATATACAATACAGAGGCTATTAATATAAATAATAACATAATAACTAATGTCTCAGAGAGACCTCGTACTATATGTAATCCGAGCAAATAATACTGCGGATTACTCACGCTCATTCAGAAATTATTTTGGCCAGCCTTAAAGTAAGTCCTACCAGGGTTCATACAGGGTTTCAATAAAAAACAACTTTAGAAACTCTTTACTTCAAAAGTCTCGCCTAACATGTACAGTCATTCTATAGATGGAAGTGCATTTGAGAGCACGTAACATGTAATATTGAGAAGGATAGCCATTGACCCAGTGACCAAGAAATTGGTCAACAAGATATTCGAGAAGCTAAGGTAGAATCTGTGGTTCCAGGACAACATAGAAGACATGGATAAGTTACAACACTCTTTCTTAGAATAAGC